GCGATCCGGTTGATGGCCTGATATGCCACCACGTTCTTGCCATAGGCTTCCTTGGCGAAGGATTCGTAGTTGCGTGGAGACCACACGGCTTGGCCGGGATTGATCACCATAAGCTTGGCGGCAGCGGATTCCTTGCGCTCTTGCGGGCGGCGGAAACGGTCAAAAAGTCCCATCGATAACCTCACAAGGCGCGAACCGCAGGAGCAGACTGCGGCGCTGTCATATCGGAAATTGCACTCATTGCGGTGTCTATCATATCATCATGTGTGCCGTTGGGAAAGACCGAGGCCTCGGACATGAAATCGGCCAGGTGATCAATGTTGGACATGATGTAGACATTGCCGGATTGAATATAGGGCGCGGCATCGAATGCGCGTGTCACTTTGTCGGTATTGCGCTGGATCGGGATGATCGGAATGCCTTCACGTTTCAGCTTCTGGATCAGGCCGGTGCCGCTCACCTTGTCTTCGACCTTGAAGGCTCGAAGCGGCCCATGATACGGCTGGGAATGATGCTTCTGCCAAAACGCGCGGGCCATCGTCTCAAGTTCCGGAGCCTCCCACTTGCCGCGTGCCATATCGAGCAGCACGATCTGTCCGGTTTGCGTTTGGCCCCAGCATTGGAAGACGGAATAGTCATTCTGTTCCTTTGTCTTTTGCGCCGTGTCGGCATATATCGCACGCCACTTGAGCGGCGGCATAGCATCGTAGAATCGCCACCATTCATCTTTGAAGATGCCACCGCCAAGCGGTGCGGGGCGTTGCATGTATTGACCAGCGAAAACGTATGGGCTGGATTGCTCGAGTCGGTCGAGCATCTCGGGCGGGAATTGTTCCGGCCAGAACGATGATCCATCGGGATCACGGGCAGGGATGACGAGGCTGTCCCACTTCTCTCCAGAGCCGCCGCCTAGAAGCCAGCCGGAAAGATCATCTTCGTGGAGCCGCTGCATGATGACGATGATTGGCGTGTCTGTCTTGTTGAGGCGTGATTGTATCGTGGTCTGATACCAGTCGATCACGTTCTGGCGCATGATGGGCGAGGTTGCCTCACCTGCCTTGTGCGGGTCATCGATGATGATGGCACCGCCGAAGCCGTCTCGCATCTTGCCAGCGCCATAGCCTGTGATGGTTCCTTCTGCGCCGGTTGCGTAGACGATGCCGCCGTGTGATGTGCGGAACTCATCCTTTGCCTTGCTATCGTCTTGAAGCGAGACCCACGGGAAGATCGATCGATAGGTCTCGTGCTGCATCATGGCGCGGATGTCGTATGCGTTGGATGTGGCGAGTCTCTTGGAATAGCTGGCGTGGATGAATTCAGCATCAGGCACGAGGCCGATGGTCCAGGCAATGAATGCCTTGACGGCAATCTCGGTCTTGCCGGATCGAGGCGGCACGTTGATGATGAGCCGCTTGATGCGGTGAGCGAATACCTGTTCGAGGCTGCGGCAGATCGCCCGCTGATGCTGGTTCGGCAGCATATCCTGATTGGTGCGGGCGCGGTAGATCGTGCGGGCGAACTTATAGAGCCGTTGATGGTTGGCGGCTCGATGCTCACTCGGCGTCATCGTAAATCTTGTTGAGCGCGGCAAGAACGGCGGCAGCGACTGGCTCTGGCCTCAGTGATCCATCCTCGTTCGAGATGTCCACGGTTTCGCGCCAGCGTGCGCGCGTCTTGAGCCAGAAGATCATTGCGGTGGTATCGCCAGCCTTGGCCTTGTTGAATAGCGCACCGCCGATAGTTGCATTTGCCTTGTCCCTGGCTTGCTTCAGTTCAGCGGAATAATACTTGTAGAGCGTCTCTTTGTGGATGCCGAGGATTTCGGCAATGCTCTCATGCGTGGTGCCGACCGTTGCGTGGAGCGAGACCAGCTGGCGCTGCGCGTCTGTCGGTGCATGAGGCTTGCGGCCCAGCTTGCCTTTGGTTTCTTCGGTCATGTCGATGCCTCGAGTTTCTTGCGTTTTTCAGCTATGGCAACATCATATGATGCGGCGCTGTCTTTCTTCCAATCGTATCGGTTCGAAGCGACATCCTCAAATGTCTGGCCGGTGGATTCGAGCGTTGCCTTGTTGCCGGTGAATTCCTGCCAGCGTTTGACGATAACGTCGCAGTAATCAGGTGACATCTCCATGCCAAAACATACGCGGCTAGTTTTTTCGCATGCGATCAAAGTGCTTCCAGACCCAAGAAACAGGTCCAAGACCGACGCGCCTTTTTCCGTGTAATTAGATATTCCCCATTCACATAATGCGATAGGCTTTTGTGTCGGGTGAACGCGTTTGTCGCGCTCTCCTTCGCGAATCATGCCGTTCCATAGTTGCTTATAAATTCGTGCCGGGCCGGTCATGTTCGACCAAGCCAATTCGCAGTCCGCAAATGTGTTCACGATGCCTGTGTCGCCTCTTTTATCCCATACCAGCCAGCACGAAGAAGGCGGCAGCCGGTCGGCAAAATAATTTCCACCCCACAACACAATTTTCTTTGCCCCGATAGCTACGCATGCGTTGTATGCCTCGATGGCCGTGTCGGTGGTTTCATCGCCAATAATAGGTTTGTAACTGCCCTTTTTTGCCACTCCAAAGTCAGCGCCCACCATGCCGCTTTTGACCACGGCAACGCCATAGGGTGGGTCCGTAAAAACGAAATCGACGCCATTTCCTTTGGTAAGTGTCTCTGCTTGCTCAATGCTGGTCGAGTCTCCACACATCAGCCGATGCTTGCCCATCAGCCAAACATCACCCAGCACAGTCACCGGATTGGCTGGCGTTTCCGGCACCGCATCCGGGTCTGTCAGGCCCTCAGTCTTCTCTGCGAGGAAGTTCTCAAGTTCGCCGGGATCGAAGCCGGTGAGGGCCAGATCGAAGTCCAGGCCCTGCAAGTCACCGAGTTCAACCTTCAACAGATCAATGTCCCATCCGGCATCGAGCGCCATCCGGTTGTCGGCAATGACATAGGCGCGCTTCTGGGCCTCCGTGAGGTGGCTTGCCTCAACGCACGGCACTTCCTTCAGTCCCAGCTTGTTCGCCGCCAGGACGCGTCCGTGGCCCGCCACGATGCCGTTCTTGCCGTCCGTCACCACCGGGTTGATGAACCCGAACTCCTTGATCGAGGACGCGATCTTTGTGACCTGGGCCTCGGAGTGCGTCCGGCTGTTGCGGGCGTACGGGATGAGGTCGGCGGTTGGAATCAGCTTATAGGTCAGCATTGCTGTCCTTTTTATTGTCGGTTTTCTGGACTGCCTTAACGGCAAGTTCGATGTATCGCGGAATCGGCTGCTTGCCGGTTTCATAGGCTCGGAACGTATTGCGGGCGAGGCCAAGGGCTTCTGCTGCCTTGCGCTTCGATAGGGCGACCGAGGTGCGCCATTGGATGAGTTCGTCTGCTGTCATTTTAAATGCTGATCCTTGTGGCACAGTCTGCATATGGCAATCAAGTCTTCAAGCGGCTCATTTCCTATGTTTTCATAAGTCAAATGATGCACTTCCGTGGCTTCGCCTCCGCAGTATTGGCACATATGATTGTCTCGCGCCATGACGGCACTCCGTCTTGTCTTCCACTGTTCAGACAACAGATAACATTGATACCAGTATTTTCTTGCTTCCTTGTTCAAATCGCGAGTTTGGTCTTGTTTCCTATCTATTTCTTCTGTGTTTACAGTCAGATCAACATCAATTGCGCGTTGGCATTCCTCTTTTGTCTTTCCCCATTCGAGCATGGCTCGCCGCAATCCCAGCATTGGGTGGCGTTTGCTGCCGCAATCTTGGCACTCGTAAAGGTACCGAATTGTATCGTCTGAAAACTTGTATTGACGAAACTCCAGATGAACGTGTTCGCATTCAACCCTTATCCTTTCGGGTTGCGGAACTTCATACGGAGCGAACAGCGTTATCGTCATGCGGCGCAATATAGAGCAAAAAAAACCCCGCCACAAGGGCGGGGCTGAGTTACTGCGGCGGGAGGAGTAAACCGCAGGGGGATCAGTATCGATATGGATGCTTTGGCACGGCGACACCTAATCGTCTAGCCTTTTCCCTCATCTCGCGGAAGGCCTTCAATTCGTTCTGCCGGATGCGTTCGCGGGTGACGCCATAGTCCTTGGCGATCTCTTCGAGCGTTCTTTCCGGTTCTCCGGTGAGGCCGAAGCGGGCTTCGATCATGGCGCGGCGCTTTGGGTGAGTGATGGCCGCGACCAGCTTGGCGAGAAGCGGCTTGTCCACTTCCAGGCTCGACGGTGCGGCGATCTGGGCGAGTTGCTCTGCGTCGATCTCGGCCTCGATGGAGTTGCGGGCGGTTAGCAGGTCTCGCATGTGGTGCGGCCAGAGTTCTTCCGGCTCGATGCGGAGTGCGGAGGAGATGTCCATTGCGAGTTCTGACCAGTCGCCGTTGGCGATGGGCTTTTCGCGGAAATTTATAATCGCGTTGATGTGTTGCGGCGACTTCCCCATGAAGCGGGCGAGATCGGCTTGTGTGGCAAACCCTGCGGCCTTGATGGCGCGGAGGAGTCTGGCGTTGCGAACGGTGACTTTGACGGCGAAGTCGGTCATGGGGTGGCCTCTGCTAGTTCGAGCCATGCCTTTGCTTTGGTACGGCTATATCCCATATCTTTGCGTCTATAGGATCGGCGGCGTTTCATTGCGGCGAATGCTTCCCATGTTCCAATTTCTTCGGCCTCGCGTTCTTCTTGGCGTCTGATCTTGAGTTCTTGCACAGCCCAATCGATGGTCATTCTGTCCTCGTGACTTTGGTGCCGATGATGCCTTTGAGGCTGATCTTGCGGCAAGTGTAGCGGCGGGGGCGATAGTAGCGGGCGGCATCGTGCTGGAGTGATTTGGAACTCCGACCGGGAGCGAAGAAGGATTCTCCGATCTCAATGGTGCGCCACGGGTACTTGGGCGGGTGTCCTGTCGGCTTGGGCTGACTAGTCACTTGGAAGCCTCCTCTGCCCGATAAACAATCCAGATCGAACGTGCGCGGGGCGTCAAGTTGCCGATGCTGATTGCCATGTCGGCCATCTTGATGCGGGCGGCTTTGGACTTGGTGCGGCGGCGCATCTCCTCGATGACGAGGATGGCTTCCTCGCCTGTCTGAGGCGGCTTGCGTGGGCGGGTGGCGAGTTCGGCCATTGCGGCGTGGCCTTTGGCGATGATGTCGTTTGCGGTGGTCATTGGTTCCTCCTATTGAGTGGGTGGGTGGGTGAGGGGCGCTAGGCACCTTTTTGTCATTGGCAGATAGACTTGATGAACACCTCGGCTTGCGCGCGGGTGCCAAACGTACGCGGGCCGCCATAGACGGCGGGGAAGGCGGCATATGGCGCGTTGGGCACAATTGCTACGGCCCAACCGTACTGGTCTTGATAGGCGTAGAACATGCTGGTCTTGAGGGTCATTGGTAGCTCCTGTTGGGTGGGTGGGTGAGGGGCGCGTGGCCCCTCGGTTAGGCGACCAGAAGGCCGCGCTTTGTGAAGTTATTGCGCCAGTAGGTGAGGCGGGCCTTCGCGCCGCGCTCGGTGCGGATGTTCATGTCGAGGCACTCTTCAAAGCCGCTTTCATGAGTGGCGACGATGTGCCAGTTGCCGCTTGCTTCGCTGTGCTTGATTTGCATCTTGATGGTCATCTGCGTCTCTCCCTTGTTGATGTCCATTCATCCCACATCTTGCAGAAACTTGCAAGCGTTATGTTGCAGAAAAGTGCAGGAAAGTGCCACCCCCCATAAACGCCAATCCTAAGCCTTTGAAATTGCTAGTCTTTTAATTAACGGTCTATATAGCCGTAAGCACCAAAAACGCCAAAGAATGGCAGATTGGCTTGTGCTTTCAATGGCTTAGGCATTTCACGGCATTAAAGGCAATTAAATGATTTATGGGTGAAGGCGGAAGGGGAGACCCGGACGGGTGGCGTCTGTCCTGTGTGTGGTGTGTGTACTGTAAATGATAATAATATTATAAATCTACTCTCTCTCACAGTACACTAGCAACATCAAGCACTTGCACTGTCCATTTAAGGGTGACGCCTACTCACAGAAATAGCCCCGCTAAATGAAAAGCCCGGATCACTCCGGGCTCTGTTTTTCGTTTCTGTATTGCGTCTTCTTTACTTTATCCTCCATATATGCATGACGCCATCAATCTTTTTTGTTTTGAACTTTTTGTTAGTCTTGGTTGCATAGACATGACAGTAACCTTGCGCCTTGGTCATCAAGGCGAACTCGTGAACCTTGACGCAATCCCCCACTTCCATTTTATTAAATGGCCAGTTGCTCTCATCATTGGCCGGAATCTTAATATTTTTTTCAATCTGTAGCATTTATTTAATCTCCATCGGTTGTGGCGTGTTCTATATATATAGATACACAACCACTGTCAATCTTCCGTGGCCTCCGGTGCCGGGATGAACCACGCCATGCGAGGCCTACCGCGCTGGCCCTTGTTCGTGTGGCGGCATTGGATGCCGTAGTCGGCAACCAGCTTGTCCATCACCTGGCCCCGGTCTCGGAGCGTCAGGGCGTCGAACGCCGAGATGCGGTTGCCCAGTTCTGCCTCCGTCAGCCCCTTGAGACCTGATGCCCGAAGCTTGGCAATGACTGCCTTGCAGATCGCCTGATGGCTGCTCTCGGCCATGTTGTCCCTAAACATGGCGATTGCACGGCGGTTGTAGAACCTGACATAATCAATCGCCCACTGCATAGGCTCCGGTCCGATCTCGGTCTCGAGCAATGACCTAGCGACAATCAGGCTGATCCGCATGGCAATCTCGCGGCTGCGGTTGTACATCGCCTCGAGGCCGGTTTCGTTCTCGCTCTTGATCGATCCGACCAGTTCGGCCTCGTAGTCCCGCAAGATGTCCATTGCTGGCCTTGTAAAGGGCACCTCGACGGGATCGGGCGGCATGTCATAGGTATTGGTGCCAGTCAGGTTTCCGGCCCCAGAGTGCGCCTGTGCCTGTTCTTGGAGCCATCCGATGATGCGGTCGCCAATCGGCACGATCCGCCGCTCTTGGCTCATTTGCACGCCGATCTCGGACTTGACGATCAGGAAGCGGTTCAAGAGGCCAGACGCGATGTCGCCGCCTGAGATGGCCCCGTAGAACTCGCTGGG